TGAAACTTAATTCTGCATTTGCTTTAGCAGTGTTTGTATTTGTTGAATCCGATGTCAGTATTCTGTTGGCGCCGGGCGTTGATATTGTTGAGAATCCGGTTCCAGATGTTCCACTACTTCCTGCGGTTCCAGATGAACCATTGGCGCCAGATGTTCCGGATGATGTAGCTGCTCCACCTGCGCCAGATGTTCCACTACTTCCTGCCGTTCCTGATGAACCAGATGTTCCGGATGATGTAGCTGCGCCACCTGCGCCAGATGTTCCACTACTTCCTGCCGTTCCTGATGAACCAGATGTTCCGGATGATGTAGCTGCTCCACCTGCGCCAGATGTTCCACTACTTCCTGCCGTTCCAGATGAACCTCGTGTACCACTACTTCCGGCGGTTCCAGATGAGCCGGCCGTACCAGAAGATCCACTATTACCTGTTCTACTAAAAAATAGAGTTAATTTATCTCCATTTGATGGTAGATTTCCACTTATATAAGAAACCGGTATTTTGTAATAACCCGGACCAGAAACCACTGCACCTGTTATTGTAAATAAATTAGTTACAGTACCACCATCTCTACTCACTATTGTTAATTGACCACGATTAGATGTGGTAGTGGAATCATCCCAAGTGTCAAACCATGTCGTCTGACTTATTGAAGAAAAATCGGTATTTGATATATAAATTTGAGTTACTGAACCTACCGTTCCGGTATTATATGCAAATTTACCTGAACCAGGATCTGCATCGGCTGTTGCTGTATTGAAATTATATTTTACTCCGCCGGCTTCTCCGCTTATTCCCGATGTGCCACTAGACCCATTTGTTCCAGATGAGCCAGCAGTACCACTACTTCCTCTTGTTCCAGATGAGCCAGCAGTACCACTACTTCCTCTTGTTCCGGATGAGCCAGCAGTACCACTACTTCCTGCTGTTCCTGACCCACCGGATAATGATGCAGTTGGTAAAGCATAAGACAAATTATTTGCACCGCCTACCCAAATATAACCCTTTTCTAATGAGGCTGTAAATATTGTTCCACCGGCAAATGAATTTGATACTAAAAGAGAACCTGTGATAACTGCAGATCCGCTAAATGGAAATCCAACTCCACTTCCGACACTTCCGGTTGGATTATTAGAGACTTCAACCCAATAAGAATCATACCAAACATATGTTTTCCAATTGGACGAATCAGTCCATATATCACCTTCTCTTGGTGTCAGTCCCGATATTGTGGTCGGCGCTGACTCACTTATAAATGTATCCGATGGTCGTATTATTACCGTAGCATCATTACCGGCGTCATCTTCTACTGTAAATCTTCTAAACCTTAAATTACCTCTTTGCGTAAATGTAACGCTTTCAGATATAATAGTATGTCCGCCGGAACCGCCACCAAAAGATGATGTTGATACTACTGTAGAAATATTATTGGCATCACCGACCCAAACATACCCCTTTTGCAATGAAGCAGTAAATAATGTTCCGGTTGATAATGAATTAGAAACAAATAAAGAACCTGTTATTACTGCGTTTCCTGTGTATGGAAATCCATATCCAATTAATCCACCAGACCCCGTATAAAATGTATATGTTATACTATTATTTAGGGCATCTAATCCACCTACCTCAAGAGCATTTATTTCAATATTTACATAAGGTTCTCCATAGAGTAATAACCCACCTCGTTCTGCTGTTGTTCCCCTTCTAAATTGTAAATTTTGAGGCATTTTTTAATCGTTAGTTTATCATAAATATGTTTTTATAGTAAAATCCCTATTTGAATTTTCCGACAACAAATATTTGAGCAAGAGTAAGTGATTCGTAATTGATATATTCTTCTAAAAATGTTATTTCTATAGTTGTACCAACCTGTTCAACCCTATATATAAATGGAACTGTTGCGCCGTTATAAAATAATTCAAAATTATCGCTACTTACCGATTCCGTTCCATAATCTAATATAGTGTTGACCACATATAGCTTATTTTGAGTCTCATCAAATCCGGTTATTTGTTTTTCTATTTGTCTAGCAGAATACTGAAATATTGATTTTCTATTATCTAATATCTTTCTTTTTGTGTTATTAGTTTTTACACCAATACTATTTGGTCTATATTCCACTATTTCCTTTGTAGCGGGTTCTTCTATTCTTGATAAACTGCCGGTCAAATCAGTTTCTATATCTGCTCTATTAATTGTTTTTGGAATAATAATTCTATTTCTATCTTGATTTGGTCGTTGTATTTCTGGTTCTTGTATTCTTAGCAAACTGCCAGTTAAATCATTATTTATCAGACTATTTTTGTTTATAGTTTTAGTTCCGAATGGATTTTTTTTAGTAAATGATGGAAACGGTTTTAACATATTATTTTTTTAATTGTGCAGATAATTCCACCCGATCGGTTTCACTCAATTCATAACCTAAATTTGATTTGGTGATTTTTAGAAAAACCGTATTGCCTATTTGCTCAATGATATAATCTCCATATTTTATTCTCTGTGTATTCACATTTAATACAGAACGGCTTGCTATATCAGCCCCCTCTACTTCACTTAATACGGATGGAATTCTATATCCATCTAATTTATAGATATAGTAGGTTTCATCTTGTAAATTAAATGGTTCTAAAACAAACTTTCTAGTCTGTCTAAATAAATCCCCCGTAATATCCAAAAAAGAACGCTTCATTATAATTCTATAAATCTTCCAATTATTGCAACTTCATCTGACAACCCAACAGAAAATCCTAAATTTGTCGGATTAAAATCTATTGTTAATGTAAAAGAGTTCTGAGAATAAGTTACTGTAAAATTATTTGATTGCAGATACCTTACTCCGTTAATATAAACTCTAACATCATAATTTATTCCAGCAGATGTCATTGTTGGTGTTACGCTTGATGTAAGTAGTGTAGGTATCGCAACTAATTTAACAGCAGTAAATGTAATAGTATTTACAGAAAGTGGTAAACCCGATTTAGTATTATTCAAATTTAAGAAATCTATTAGGTCTTTATTATCATAATAAGAAGATGGTGTTATTAAAGCTTGCTCTATTCTCCCACCCGTACCATCTATTTCTCCGGTAACTATTTTTGCCGCATTTCTGGCTTTTTGTGTTGTTGTAGATCCATAAAATTTTTCTGGAAGCAAGTAAGCTTTAACATTCAAAGAAAACTCAACTCGGTTAACTCTTTCATTTCCTTTTTCGAGTTCATTTGTGATGTTATAATTATCAACAGTTGTTATAAATTTGAATTTATTTTTGTCACCCCAATATTCATCGGATGCAAATGTTAAAGATTCTACTATTTCATTTAATTGGTCTATATAATTAGTCCAAGCAATACACTCATATGTTATCTCAACATAATCTGGTATAGTTATTTTGTAAATATCAACTTTTGGTTTTAGACCGGGATTCAATGCAACCATTCGGTCATACTTATTCGTTTTTGACCATTTAGTTACTGATGTATATGATACATGCCTATTTAATACAGGCATTGCATCATTTTTTGCTACAGTTGAACGGCGAATCATAACCATAGGTAGATTTATTCTACCTTTTTCATCTCTGTATATTCCTTCCTTCCTAACTGCGTTCCATCTTTCTGAGTTACCATATACCACAGGTATTTTAACAGCATGCCCATCCATTTCCAATGTTGGCAATACTACCAATTCCAAATAACTTATTATAGCACTATCAATATCATATAGTGTTACGCTTGGTCTTATATCACCGGTTACAGATTTTGTTTGTGCCTGTCGGTTTTGATTTCTTAAAGGATCGTGCAAATGTTGTTGTTCCATAATTAGTATACTCGAGGTTCAAAATTCAACGATGTTCTAGATATCATTACTGCTGAAGCAACAAGACTAAAATTATTATAAGGTTGTCCACCTATATATTGAATTTCAGTTACACCATCAATTTCATAGTAAGACCTATCAAATTGTATAATATCACCTGGTTCTGGGTGTATATTTTTTTCTTTACATACATCTCTATCAAATTTGAATACAATTTCTTGTGATGTATCAGGTCCAAATCCTTCATAACGATAATCCTGTGGTTCTTTATCAATTATTGAATATATCTGAACACCAGGCTGCCAAACTTTATTTGAAGATTCTCCGTATAAGTTAGTCCGAGTTTGATTAAGATTTATTTTGTAAATAGTTACGAGAGTTTGAATCACATCATTAACCAACTCATTTGATATGCTTTTGAAAAATCTATAATCCCTCTCTGATATAAATTTTGGCATATTATCCTACATATATTTGAAGTGGAATCTTTTTAAGCATTTCTTGATGCTGGTCTGCAACATTTTTCTGAATTTCAAATTGACTCTTTCTACTCAACTCTTCAAGGTTTTCACGAAGTTGAGTTATCAATGTTTCTTTTTCGGTCTGAGCTTCTGCTCTTAGAGATGCACCATCTAATTGTATTTCGGCATCCGGTATAGGTATGTTAGTGTACTTTTCTCTAACAGCACCTAACAATTCTTTTGCTAATGCTAATGTATATTTTCGTATCCATTGCTTTCCGACATCGTTTATATTACTATATTGAATAAAGTCATATTTAACATCAGAATAATCGGAAACAGAACCGGATTGAAACACACCTGAATTTGCATTCAAATCATCTCTCTTAAAGTATTCAAAGTATATTCGTCTCGGCCCTCTTACATCCATGGGAACTGGAAATATCTCCATCCTATTATTTACAATATGGAACGAATGTGCCGACTTACGAATATGGTCGTTAAATTCAATATGCTGCATACGAAGTACGTCTTCATACAATGGCATCATAAGAAATTGTGCCGCCGGAGAATAGTTACCAAAACCTAATTCACTAATAAGGTTAAGAGTTCCTTGTGCACCAACCGAGTAAGGGTCAAAGAAACGGGTGATTGCCGGAATGGCTTCGTAATAAACTTTGGTAACATCAAATACCGATGAACCACTAAATATACTTCCAAAAGATTGACCTGTCGAGGCATCAACTGCTTGAGTTTTTAGGTCGTAAGTTTGAACTGATGCTGTCAGGTCTATATATGCTTTCTTTATATCGGTAGGCCCACCAACGCCAGCCAATGTTCCATAGTCTTGTGACATACGGAATATCATTGCTACGGCCGTTCCATCAACCAATTTTTGACTATAATTTCTATTTGCTGATTTCGGTTGTCCTCTCAATATCATTAAGTTATTCCGAATGTTGAATTGGTTAACCTGTGCCGAATACTCACTTACCGCTTCTTCAAAGCATGCGTAAAAGTTTTCATCAATCATTTCTATGTCTATAATTGGATAACCCAATCGTTTTGCACACCAGGCTGCGGTTTTAGGTCCATCGTTTTGAAAATCAGAATCGAGGTCATATATACCAAATGGTGTACTACCTGATATTACTGAACCGCTACCTGGCCATTTAACATTAAGAGACATAGATAAAAATGGTTATGTTACTCCTATAAATATAAGAAAATAAAAGAGTAACGAACTTTATTAAACTAATCGGATTTTTATTGTTCCGTTAGTATGGTATAGGCCTCCTGCTGGCACTCCACCTAATGCCGCATCGGTATCGTTTGCAAAATTAAGTGATTGAGAAACAGTAGCAAGTATCATTGTGGATTTTACTAATCTAACCTCATCGTTGTTTTGCCATAGAGAACCGGTACGATATACTAAACTACCACCATTATCGGTTGCCGCATCCTTTAGTGAAGCAGTTGTGATTCTTGTATCATGCAATTCGTCAAGCTCCCAACCGTTGTCAATTTTGACTTGTATGATACCATTCGTTGATGCTACCACTACTTGACCCAATCGGACTTGATGAAGTGGTGCATGTGGTTTGAAATCACTATACTTACCCGATGATGATAAATATAGAAGTGTACCGGGTGAGAAACCATTGGTATTTACTCCCGTAATTTCTCCTTGCATTACGGCATAACCACTATTGTTCTGTGCGATATCTTGTGCTATGATACCAAATGTGATTGCTGAATTTCTTTCCGAATCAAAACTTGCTGTTCCAAATGATGCAAACTGACCGGAGTTTCCTGTTATATAAACTACCGTTCCTTTTGTTAGTGTTTGGTTTGTAGTATTCTTGCCACGGACAACATTAACATGTCCGGCGGCAATCATAAAATTATTTATCTCTGTATCAATTTGTAAAGTTTTTCTATCCGGCTCCCAATGTATTCTTCCTTCTTGATGTGGAGATATTGGGTTTGGGTTTGTTACAAAATCAATCCATTGAACCGTTGATATGCTACCGGTCATATAGATTGAACCAGTAGCGGTATAATTGTAGTTAAGTTGGTTTGCTGTTAGTGTTCCGGTAACATCTAAATTTCCCGATATGATTTGATTTCCGACAAAAGTATTTGAACCGGTTGTTGCAAATAAACCTTCGGAAACATATCCTTGTTGACCATCGGATTGACGAGTCATTACATATGCATCGGTATTATGACCATGCTCATACAAGTCCGGCGCTTTGTAATGGATAGTTGTTTCAGTTGGAACGCTTGCTCTTGGTCCTCGGAAAATCATATGGTTTCTTTTATATAAATATAGGATAATAAAAAAGGGGAGATTTCTCTCCCCTCTTTATTTAGGTCAACCCTAACTCACTTAACGATTAGAGAGTCTCAAGACCATCTACGACAATCTTGCCATAGAATTCAGGTCTTACTACTTTCTTAGCGTAGCGAGTCATTACACCTCTACGAGGAGTAAAGTTAGTCGGGTCGTACACCAACGGTGTCATGATGAGTGGCACATAAGGTGCGTAAACTGCTCCGGTCTCGAAGAAGTTAGAACCTTTGAAACCAAGAAGGATTACATTCTCAGTCATATAAGGGTTCTTATACACATCATAACGGTTAGCTATTGAACCGATATTGGTTACACCAGCTGCGAACTGAAGTGCATCTTTACCAGGGTTTGCAGAGAATCCGTTCATAGATTCAAGGATAGTTGCCACGTTAGGGGATACTACGATAAAGTTTGCACCTCCTCTCATCGTCAACTGGTGAATCTTATTGGAAACTTTCTGCAACTTAATACCAAGAGTTTGGAACCAAGTGTTCTTCTGATATGCCGAAGCGGCTGCTGCGTTGGAATCAATTGCGAACGCACCCGTACCACTATTATACTCATATCCAACTTTTGCGGACCAGTATTCAGTAGTTAATGCGTTAGTCTGAAGCATCTCAAGGATTTCAAGATCGATTTCAAGAGAGATGTATTCAGAAAGCATCTGAGTCAATTCTGCCTCAGCGTCAATTGAATGGTATGCATTCAAGTCCTGCGCTAATTCAGGAGTCCAGATAGCCTTTAATTTACGAGTCTTAGCAACGATAGGCTCCGACTTTAGTTCAAGTTCAATTTCGGTGATAGGAAGAGCTGCTCCTGCGGAGTTTTCTTCAAAGTCACCACGAACACCAGCGGAAGTTTGCTTAACATAAGCCACTTCGCCACATGCAGTTGTTACAGTACCACCCCAAGCCGAATCGTTTTTGGTAGGTGTACCACTAGATGCGGTATATCCGAGGAAATAAACTTTGGTTGCATCTTTGAAAGTGTACTGAGGTAAGTATGTAAATTCAGAACCTGAGTTGATAAGTTCAAAAGCACGAACTGCGTTTTGGTCTGCATCAGTAAGTTGTGCAAAAGGAACTGCTAATTTCTTAATAGCAGCTGCTGCAAATGCTGCAGAGATTGCAGTATTTGTTAAGTCAAAATTGATATCTGCTAAAGATGCAGTAGTAATAGTGGAAGCCGTTACGAGAGTTTTTACATCGTTGATGGTATATCCAAAACGACCTGCTCCGTAAAGACCACCGGTTGTATCTTGAGTTGAACCAAGTTTGTTACCAGATGGAGCTAAGGAATCCTTACCAGCCGTTCCACCTGCACCATATAGAGATGAGCCAGAAGCCGGACGGTTGATATCCTTACCTGAGGTTGAACCATACTTGAAGTCCATGTAGAAGATAAGACCTGAAGGAAGGTTCATAGGTTGTACACTAACGAACTCCTTCGCTGCGATGCTACCGAAGATACGGCGAACTAGAGGAAGAGCTACACCAGCCCATTCTTCTGAACCCGCTACACCTGTACGAGTAGATTCGTCAAGCAATTGCTTTGCTTGGTTTTCAAGAATCACAGCCATGCCGTGCTTCTGAGTTTCAGACTTAACACCTTCTAAAAGGCCAGTCTTTTCCCACTTTGATTTGAGACCACGGGTCTCTTCTAACATTACCGCTTGTGGGTTAGCGCCTGTCATTAATTTTCTTACGTCCATTTTATTTTTGTTTTTTGTTGATTATTTAATAATACCTGCTAACTTTTTAAACCTAGCTGCAAAATCAGCGCCTTCGGAAATTACTTGCTTTTCAGCTGCGGGCTTAGTTGATTTAACAACTTTGCTAGCGATTCCCTCTGTGATAGATTTTTTAACAGCTTTGTTTCCACCATATCGTAGGTTTTCAGCTAAAGTTGAGTAAACAAGCTTAACTTCACGTACAGATTTGGTTCTGTCAAGAGTTTCAATAATTTTAACTTTTTGTTCGTTAGTCATATTGTGTGCTCTGAACAATTTGTTTGCGAATAACAATTTCGCGTTGAGAAGATTTACTTCGTTAAGAGTTTTACGAAGAGATTGAATAGTAGAATAAGCTTCTTTTAGTTGCTTTTTAACTTCTGCTACAGGCTCTTCTTCAGCTTCTTCACCACCTTCTTTTAGGTCAGCTTCCATTTCACGAAGGATTTCTTCAAGGTCAACAACTTCATCAGTTTCTCCCTTTTCTTCTCCCTCTTCAATGTCAAAAGAACCCCTAGGACCTTTTCCAGAAGCTTTCGTGGGGTCACCACTCTCTGCTTTAACAACTTTAGGATCTTCTCCTTTGTCTGTTCCAGCTTCTGCACCGTCTGTGTAGGTTTCTTCTAAATCTTCGTCTTCGTCTTCATCTTCTAAATCATCCTCACCCTCAGGAGCTTCAAGTTCAGATTCTAATTCACGAATAATTGCTTCTAAATCTAATCCATCTTCTTCAGGCTCATCTTCTCCCATAGCAGGCATTTCAGGCATTTCTTCCTCACCAGCTTCAGGTTCATCTTCTCCCATAGCAGGCATTTCAGGCATTTCTTCCTCACCAGCTTCAGGTTCATCTTCTCCCATAGCAGGAGCGGGCATTGCCGCACCTTCTTCCTCTGCTTCTTCGCCGTCTAGTTCAGCTAAACGAGCAAGAAGTTTTTCACGAAGTTGTCTTACAGATAGATTTTCATCTACTTCTTCACCTTCTTCTCCTTCATTGATATCTTTTGATTTAGTATAATCCGTTACTGCGTTAGCCGGAGCTGCGGATGATTTTTTCACACCAACTGAAAGGTCTGTATCAGACTTTAGTGGTTTGTTTGCCTTTGGGGTTTTTTCATTTCCGCTTCCGATTTCAGAAGAAGTTAATTCTTCGTTTACATCTTCACCTTCTTCTGCACCCTCTTCCTCCCTTAATTTTTTGGAAAGAATAGATTGTAGACGCGGAGTAAATGCTTCCTCAAGGGCGATTTTTGCGTTTGCTAATGCGGTTTCTTTAACAGCTTTAGCATCGGCGATAGCCTCTTTTAATAGTTTTGAGTTTGCCATTTTTTTGTTTGTTAATTTACTTCCTGAAGTCAATAGATTGTGGACTTCAATGATTTTATGTCGGTTGTTCGGTCACACTATAAGAATAGGTATTCATTAACCAACAAAATAGTAATCCCACATTGGAAGTGGGATATTTCCAATAAATATAAGATTTTTTTGAAAACGAAAGAATTATTTATCTTTTTCCGCTTCAGTGCGTTTTTTCTGTCGGTATGCTGCGTCTTTTATTTCGGTTCTACGCCTTACGGATGGTTTAACATACTCCGTTCTTTCACGAAGTTCTTCAACGATACCCTGTTTAACATGCTTTCTTTTGAACTCTTTAAGGGCCCTTTCTATGTTTCCCTTTACTTCTATAACGATTGTTTCTGCCATAATTATTTGAAATATATTTCTTCGTAATGTAAAATGTCTAATAGATTGTCTGGATTGATTAGTTCCGCTGCGTTTAGTAAATCGGAGTATTCAATTACTGCTTCATTTTGACCTTGTCTAAATTGCTGTAGAAAATCAAATGTTGTAATATCGGTTGAGATTATTTTTAGAGAATCACTATTGTATGATTCATATAAACCATATTCCATTGCATACGCTTTGTTAACTATATCAATAAGTCCTTCAAATTCAATTTTAGGTTCTATTTCAGGTAGAGTTGGTTGTATATTCCAATCTACCATATACTCTTGTAATTTTTGTGCGTGCTCTAATTCGTTTTGAGCTTCTTTTGCAAAAAATGCTTCAGCATTTTTGTAACCTACTCCCCTGCACCAGTTTGTGGCATTACGATAAAAGTAATGCGCCATATACTCATCGCCAAGTCTTTTAGTAAGTATTTGAATTGTTTCCTTCCCTAATGAGAACGGAGCTTTTGGTTTAATACCAACATATTTCATTTCTGCCATATAACTTTTTATTTATGAGATGTATAACCTTTGTTTTTCATCCAATGTGCTAATGCCCAAGGATTATCTACACTTGAATCTTTTTTCATTGCTTTTACAGTACCTTCCCACCCTTCGGGTGCTTTTTCTGTTACGGCTTTCTTTTTTTCTTTGATACCAAGTCTTTCACGCATTACGGCTTCAGATACTTCTGCAATTTCAAAATAGCGTGACAAAACGTGACCCATATCTTCGTAGAGGGCTTCCATTCTTTGTTCTTGTTCTTTTGCTAAAGATGCTTCCTTTTCAAATTTCTCACAAAGGCCTTTCAATTCTTTCATATTACGCTTAATAGTAACACGATCGAACCAATCGCCGCCTTCACGGAGTGTATATTCTTGTGCAGCATCTGCTATAGTACCAAGTGTTTCTGCCGTTTCACGGATATCAGATTTACGAGTTATAGACTCTCTGTGGCTACCATATGTAGATATGATTTCTAAAAAATGTTTTTTGATTACCTTTGGAAGTGATTGATATTCTGCGCTTTCTTTTATAATTTCCATTAAAGCTAACTCCATTTTTTCGGGAGTATCAAATCTTTCTTTATTTAATAAATTACTCTTTTTTATCTTTCTAATTGCCTGATTTAATTGACTTGGATCCATATTCAATGCGTCAATAATAACAGCTATTATCAATTGCTCCTTTTTCTTATTTAGATTGTATCCCTTTATAACAGTAACAACTTTTTGTAGAAATCTTTTTATTTGAATAGGCAATGAGGTTTCAAATCCCTCCAAATCCTTATCCTGTATATCATCGCTTATCAATTCTTCTATTTTTAATTTTTTATTTTTCATAATCTAATGGTTAGAATGCACTTGATACTCTCATATAAGTATTATTGTCATATTTATCTTTAAGACTTTCTAGCAATTCTTTTAATACTGAATTTCTATACTGTAATAAGTATGATGGTGTATGTCCTTCTACTTTAGTTATATCTTCTATTGCATTCAATATTTTTACTTTCTTATTATCTTTAAGGAACTTAGCTAAAATAAGTACAGCTTCAGTATGATTGTTAGTATCAGTATTTTTTTGAATATCCCTTATAATCTTTTCTAATTTTCCGTCAGCTTCGGTTATCAATGTCTTTAATTTTAACATATCGTATTAGTTTAATTCAATTAGTATTTCACGCATAAGGTCTTGCGATTTACACCATTTACCACATTCTTCAATAACCTTTTTATATTCTACACTTTCTTTAAGATTCATAGGTGCCATAAATGCACCATATGTAGATGGATTAGAAACAAAATCCCAACCAACAAGTTCAAAATCTTCTTGAACTATAACTGTTCCGTCATTCATTTCTTTAACGCTACCAAGTCCTCTTGAACTAATACCTAATCGAATATTGTTTTTAAGTAGTTCACGAAGAATGTTGCCGGCCGGCGTAGAAAGTATTTCAACTACACCAACTACATCATCTCCGTCCCACCATACCTCACGGATATTATGAGACACATTTTTTAAGTTAATGATTGGAGATTCTGGGTGGTCTAGTTCGCCCAGTGCTCTTCTCTCCTTAATAAGTTGTTGGTATTTTTTTACCTCCCTTTCAAGTATTTCTTTTGGATAACGCCTTTTGTTTTGATTGGGAGCAGCTGCTCTTTGCAAAATACCTTTTACAAGAAAAGTACCATTACTCTCTTCCTTAACCTTTGCTTCAAATAGGTTTGTTTCTATAAGGAGATTTTTGTTCATTTTGGTTTTTTATTTTCGGTTTTACCTTTCCAAGCGGCATCTACCTTATCAAAGAATTTCTTCTTCTCTTCGTCAGACATATTCGGAATAGATTTTCCGGCTTTCTCTAATGCTTTTTTGAAGAAGGCCTGATATTCTTCCTCTTCCTTTATTACTTCACGGATTACCGCTCTTAATTGCTCTAGTTTCATATTATTCTGATATTTTTCTTAATATATTTTCAAGTCTGACCATTCTTTCTTTTATTTTTAGAATGTTATGGTTTGTGCGTTTCCAAAATTGTTCATTAGTAACATTGTTTTCCGTTTTGAGACGAGAATACCAATTTAAGAACCTTTCCATTTCGTTTAGTTGCTTATTGATATTAGATATGCCCCTACCAATTTTAGCTCTAGCGGGGGCTTCTTCTTTTTTCAATTCTAACCAACGATTTTCGGTCAATGGTTTAACTTTCTTTATAGCATGGGATGCTAATGCTGATGCAGTTCCCGATGGTTTATTATTTTTTATATATTTGAAAGTCGGTTGCCGTTTTGAGTCTGTACCAACTCTTTGAAATATGGATTTTTTTCCATCGTCATCTGTAATTTCTATTTTGTCACCTACTTCGGTTGCTGATAGCATTTGTTCAATTTGCTTTTCGGTAATTTCATTAACTACCGAATATCCTGTAAGGTCAGCTTGCTTTTTAGCTTTACTCTTTTCATTACCTCTTTTAGAAAATGCATTGGGTGTTTCATAACCTTGTACATTAGCAGTTGTATTTATTTCACGAATAGTTTTACGAATATGCTCTTTTAGTTTTTGTATTTCTTCGGTAGTCATCATATCTTCAACATCTGCAGGATCCATTTGCTTTGCCATAGTTTTAGCAGGGTCTGAATAATCAGATGCCTTAACATCTTTGTTCTGAATAGCTTTAACTATTCTCATTAATTTTGCCTGGTCCTCTGAATGTGCTGGCATATTATGCTAAAATATATACGGTTCCTGCTGAAACTTCTACACTTCTAACATAACATGGGAATGGTTGATTTGCCGCTATATCTGCTATAGACATACTTGCATATACTGAACCGGTTGATCCCGATAAAAATCCTGCAGTCTTTCCTTCCAATCTTAAAATTCCGGTTGCTGTGGAGCTTCTTAATATACCCCAAGCCCTATCTAAAGAACCGGTTTGGTTTGCGTTAACTGCTAATGCGCTAAATGCTCTATAATTTGTCATATTACAATTTTGATTTTAATTCTTTTATGAGTTCATATGCCATCATTACAGCTGACATATGATTTTCTCTAATGCTTTTTATACCTTTTATTTTCTTAACGGTTTCAATTGTTTCATTTAATTTAATTTTTGTAACCTTATCCGTTAATTTTTTTTCTATAACTTTTAGTTCCGATATTATACTTGAAATTTGTTCTGATACAAATTGTTTGAGTTTTCCCGTATTATTTATATTGTTGATGTATTCTCTTAAAACTAATTTTTGAGAATCCGAAAGGCCTTTATAC